TAAAATCGGGCAGCCGATTTAAGAGTCCGGCCAGACAATTAAAGCGGTCAAGAATTTAAGGGTGATACAGCACTGTATGGTTGTATCACCCTTTTTTTTATGCCCAAAAAGGTGCAAAATGAAGTTAAAATTACCGAAAATGTCCTCGATAGGTAAGGTTTTAAAGTCGAACTTCGGTGACTTTATGATAGTTTGCGGCTTTTCAAGTGTTGTTTACGGCATTTATGAAATATATCAACCAGCTTCGTTTGTAATTGGTGGACTAATGGTTTTATTTGCTTTTTTTCCAAAACCTAAAAAAGGGGCTGATTAATGGGTTTTTTGACTAATTTAATCAGCGAAAGCAGGTCAAGCTATACAATTAAGGGTGCTATACAAGACTTTATAAGTGGTAAAGATAGTTATGCAGCAGAAACAAAGTCAGGTGCTAGAGTTAACGAAAGAATTGCTCTGTCGCTCACTGCAGTTTGGGCATGTGTAAATATCATTTCTAGAACTATGGCTTCACTCCCTTTAAGTGTGTACAAAAATCTTGATCCAGCAGGCAAGGAAAAGGCTTCTTCCCATTATGCTTATGACATGCTACATCAATCGCCAAATAAAATGCAAACCTCTTTTGATTGGCGCAGATTAACATTTGGCCATCAACTAACTTGGGGAATAGGTGTTTCTGAAATAGAATTTAAAGATGGATATCCTATTGCATTATGGCCTATCCCGCCTTGGAAAATAAGACCAAAATATACTTTATCAGAAGAACTTTATTATGAGGTTGATGTAAAAAACGGAAAAAGAAACCTACTTCCTGAGCAGCTTCTTTTGTTTCCATTTTTTTCAACTACTGCTGGAGAGTGGCTTTCACCTATTGGCGTTCATCGAGAAACTATAGGTTCTGCTCTTGCAGTAAAAGAGTTTGGCGCAACTGTTTTTGGTCAAGGAGTTAACCCATCAGGAATACTTTCTGGCATTAAGTTTAAAAACACTGATACAGAAGAAAGTATACGTGAAAAGTACGGCAAACCATATTCAGGTCTTGGTAATTCTAATAGGTTAATGCTTTTAGAAGAGGGTACCAAGTTTGAAAAAGTTGGGCTTCCTCCTCAAGACGCTCAGTATATAGAGACACAAAAGTTTAATGTTTCAGAGGTTGGTAGAATGTACACTATGCCATCCATAATGATGAACGACCATGAAAAGTCAACATCTTGGGGGACTGGGATAGAAGAGCAGATGTCAGGACTTAACACATTCACATTTGTGCCATATGCTACTCAATGGGAGCAAGAAATACAGAAAAAAATATTATTTAACGACAAAGCGTTCTCTGTAAAATTTCTTTTTCAGGGCTTAATGAGAGCAAAGTACAGCGAGAGAATTGATGGTTATGTAAAGCAGCTTCAAAACGGATTAATGTGCCCAGATGATGTTCAGGAGTTAGAGGGTAGAAACCCGTTACCAAACGGTATGGGTAAAATATGGATGGTTCCATTAAATTTACAGTCTATAGAGTTTGCTAATAGAGATCCGTTATCTATAAAGGATCAGGGGGTAAATAAAAATGCCTGAAAATTTATTAACTCGATCATTTTTTGAGTTGACAGACATTGAAACAAGGGCGGACGATGCAGGGAAGACGACTATTGCAGGCTATGCAGCAAGGTTTGAATCTTTATCGGTTTCTTTTGGAGGGTGGTTTAGGGAAAAGATACGAGCTGGTGCATTTGCAGAGTCCTTAAAGAAAAACAATGTTAGAGCCCTTTGGAATCATAATATGGACATGGTTTTAGGTTCTACTAAGGCAGGGACTTTAAGATTAAAAGAAGACGATAAAGGCTTGCGATTTGAGCTTGATTTACCAGATACTCAAGCTGGCAAAGATGCTGCAATTTCAATAAAAAGAGGCGATGTTGATGGCGTATCTTTTGGCTTTAGAGTATTAAAGCAAGAGTGGGATGAAAAAGATCCAAAAAATGTGATTAGAACACTTGTCGAGGTGGACTTAAGAGAAATTTCACCAACAGCTTTTCCTGCCTATCCAGCAACAAGTGTAAAGGTAAGATCTATTGAGGATGATTACGAAGAATACAGGAAAGAATCGAGCAAAACTCAAATATCTGTATGTGAACAAGAGACTTTAAACAAGCTTCGCATGGTCGAGGCACTATAAGGAGGGTTTATGCCGTTAGTTGATGTAAATAAGCTTCGCAGAGATCAACAGAAGCTTAAAGATGAGATGAGAAGTATTTGTCAGGCCGCCCTTGGCCGCGATGACAAAAGAATGACAGAGCAGGAAGGCTCAAGATATACACAGCTCGAAGGAGAGGTTAGAGATTTAAATGACCAGATACTTCTTGCCGAGCGTAACAATTCTCTTGAAATGGAAAACCCAAACAATACTGGCTCAACCGATGAAAATAGAACCGATGAGCAGAAAATGACCCCTGCCGAGTTTCTCCTTGCAGTAAGATCTGCTGCATATAAAAACGGCAAAGTTGACCCAAGACTCGAAAATCGTGCTGGAACCGGACTTAACACTGCTTCACCTGAAGATGGTGGCTTTCTTGTTGGTACAGACATGGAAACTGGCATTATGAAACACGCATATGAGTCGTCAGTTTTGGCCAGTCGTTGCAAACTAAGCACTATTTCAGCAGGCTCAAACAGCACCTCATGGTTTGAGTTAAAAGAAACAAGTCGAGCTGCTGGAAGTAGAAATGGCGGTGTCAGGGCGTACTTTGTTGCTGAAGGTGGAACTGTAAATGCTTCAAAGCCAGAAATGGTAAAACGCAACATGAGTCTTGCAAAACTTATGGCGTTTGTATACTTCACAGAGGAGCAGCTTCAGGATGGTCCGGCAATGGTTTCTGAGGCAGAGATGCTTGTTGGTGATGAGTTCGCTTGTGTCATAGATGATAACATTTTCGATGGTCCGGGTGGTGCGTTGCCTCTTGGTATTTTAAGGAGCGATGCCTTAATTCCTGTGCCGAAAAGAGGTGGTCAGAGAGCTGGTACTATTGTTTACGAAAACATTGTTGATATGTGGTCAAGACTGTGGGCAAGAAGCAGAACTAATGCGGCTTGGTTTATCAATCAAGATTGTGAACCACAACTTCACACTATGGCATACGTTGTTGGTACTGCTGGCGTACCTGTCTATCTTCCGGCTGGTGGGCTTTCAACCTCTCCTTATGCTACCATGTACGGTCGCCCTGTAATTCCAATTGAGCAGGCAAAAACTGTTGGTACAAAGGGCGACATTGTACTTGCTGATTTGAGTCAGTACAAATTGATTTCCAAAGGCAGCTTAAAAACCGATATGTCAATGCATGTTAGGTTTATGTACGACGAAAACGTTTATCGTTTTACCAAAAGAATAAACGGGGCACCAATCTGGAAAAATGCAATGACACCTGCAAATGGAACTAACACTTTGAGCCCATTTGTTGCACTTGACGATAGAGCTTAAGGAGAAAATGAATGAGAACCTATATTCATTTGGCAAAAGGTCTTGACCCTGTAGCAGACGCCTTTGATGGAACTGTTTACAGTGATGTTGTCTCTATGAAAAATCATGGAGTATGTGAGTTTATAGTATACAAAGGAGTTGGAACAACTGGAACTTCTACAATAACAGTAGAGGCTTGCGATGATGTTACACCATCAAATGTATCGGCAATTCCTTTTAAATATCAGGCTATCACAACTGACGATACTCACGGAGCATTAACAAGCGCTGCTGCAACTGGATTTAATACAACCGCAGGAAGTTCACAACTTTACAGGGTGATTGTTGATAGAGAATTGCTTGCTGCTTCAGGCTACGCCTATGTAAGACTAAAAGCTGTTGAGGTTGTTAACGATCCGGTGGTTGGTTGTGTGCTTGTAGTTCTTCGAGAACCGGATGTCGAACAGTCAGTTCCAAGCGTTTCTGCAATCGTCTAACAGGGGCTATTGCCCCTTTTTACAAGGAGTTTTTTATATGGGTGTACTTGATGATGGCGCAGGGTTTAGAAAAATGCAGCTCGGCATAATGGTTGAAAGGGCTACTGCAACATTGCCACAAACTACAGCTGAAGCACTTTTTAATGTTGTTGGTGGAAGGGTGGCTATCACTCAAATTGTAGGACAAGTTACAACTGCAATTGAAAACAAAGCCAACAACACAAAGTTGATAGCGAATCCTACAACTGGGACATCTGTTGATATGTGCGCTGTGTTAAATATTGCTGCCGATGAGGTTGGTACTTTGTACGGTATATCTGGAACCATCAGTGATGCGATGATTGGTATAAATGCAGGGTTAGTGCCTGCGCAACTTAGAGATGTCATTGTAAATGTTGGCTCTATTGATCTTGCCTGTGCAGCCAGCAATACCGGATCTGTAAAATGGGTTTTGTTTTATTACCCAATTGATGACGGTGCATACGTAGAGGCCGCATAAACAATTTTAGTGGGGTTTAAACACCCCACTTTATAAGAGGTTTTTATGAAGCTGATAGCCAAGTTTTACTTAAGTGTAAAACCTGATAAAAATGGTGAGTACCCTGAGCAGCTGGCAAAAACATTGATTGCTGCGGGATTGGCAGTTGAAGATACTATCAAGCGAGAAAAGTCAAAAAAATGAGCCTTAAAACAATAGCTCCTCCATCTGTAGAGCCTGTAACTGTAGAAGATGTCAAGAATATGACAAGGATCGACTACAGTGAGGACGATTCACTTTTGCAAATGTGGATTGTTTCAGCAAGGGAGCAGGCTGAGGACTACATGAGAAGAGCTTTTGTTTCGAGGGTTTTGGAGCTTTCTTTTGATACTTTTCCGGTGCTGCCGATTAGATTGCCAATGTCGCCAGTGAGTTCTGTTACATCTATCACATACATTGATTACCAAAATCAATCTACAGTGATGGATCTATCAGAGTTTGTGATTGACTTGGACAGCGATCCGGCACGCATAGACCATGCTTATTTAAAAACTTGGCCGAGTGTAACACTTCGCCCGATTAACTCTGTAAAAATCAGGTACACTGCTGGATACGGGGATTCTGGCGAAGATGTACCGGCAAAAATTAGAGACACAATTCTGCTTTGTTGCTCTTGGAAAAATGCCAACAGGGAAGCGGAAAAATTTCCTGAAGAGCTATTTGGATATCTTAAACCGGACAGGCTTTATTTATGAAAAAGTTTGCTAAAAAAGGCAATGCGACAAAGCGGTGCCACCGGATACAGATTCAGCAGGTTTCTTCTGAGCCTAACGGTCGGGGCGGTCGCATTGAGACTTGGCAGACTATAAATACAGTGTGGGCACAGATCCTGCCCAAAAGCGCAATACAGACATTTAAATATCAGACTATCAGCGCAGAAATGACTCATCTTGTCAACATTAGTGCACTAATACCTGTTGTCGAAACAAATAGAATATTGTTTGATAGTAGAATCTTTGAGATCCTAACAATCTCAAACGATGAAGAGCGCAACTACGATCTGAATATTGAATGCAAAGAGGTGCGGTGATGGCTGGCAGAGGTAGAAAAGGAATCCATCCTATTGGAGCTTTCGAAAGCCATGTTAGAGAGATTAATAAACAGATCAAAGATGGTATTTTGAAAAACCAATCAAAAGCTGCAAGGTTTGTTGTAAAAGAGCTTAAGAAAGCGGTCGGAGATGAGTACTTTGAGGGTTACAGATCGATAGCTGGAGAACCTCCTGCAAAGCAATCTGGCAGACTCCAAAAGGGTATAGGGTTTGCACACGATAAGCACGCCAATGACGTTGAAACTATGGTTGGTTTTCATCGTCCGGCATACCATGCTCACTTGATGGAATTTGGAACTGATACGAGATATCAGACAGAAGAAAATGGAAAGCCATTGTCTAAGCCGAGATTTGTCGGGCATGTTGAGCCGAGACCGTTTTTTGTAAATACGTTAGTTGAAAATACTGACAAAATTAAAGAGGTTCTTTCGGAGCCAGTTTTATAATGTACGGCGAACTTGTATATAGCACATTAACAGGCAATGCAGAACTTGTCTCTTTGCTATCAGAATACAGTGGCGAGCCGTCAATTTTTGAAAGGTCTACTCCAGAGGGTGTTCCGTTTCGTTATGTTGTTTACAGAATCGACAAGTACGGTGTTGACGGTGCAATCAGCAGATACAATTTAGTGATAGATCTTTTTGACTTTAGCCTTGACGCAACAGGCGCACATAGGGCAGTTGCAATAATCGAAAATCTTTTTAAGTATAAAACTTTTCACACTGAGCAATTGTCAAATATTAGACATTTCGAGGCTGATATTATCCCAGTACCCGAACCAGATCACAGGGCTATACATTACAGTGTGAGAATTGAAGCGAGAGCGACAGAAAAAGAATGGTTAGAAAACTTATCCTAAAAAGGGGGATTATATGTTAAACGGATATTCAGCATCAACACCGCAGCATTTACTTTTGGATGCAGGTAAGCTTTATACTGGCTTTGAAAGCCCTGCTTCACTCGGCACGCTAATTGGAGCTACCAGAGGCGGTAACACATTTACCTACACACCTGAGCTTAAAGATATCGGATTTGATGGAGCACCCGGTAAAGTAAAGGGAATGAAGCGCATTGTCGGCGCAACGGTGACTCTCGATGTAAATCTTCTGGAAGTTACCCCAGACATTCTAAAGCTGGCAACTCCAGGACTTGGTGCAGCAGATTATCCTGAATCTCCTGGCACCAAAACACATGATTTGCTGACAGCATCGCTTACTATTGCTTCCGGCGAATACAAAAACATTGCTCTTGTAGCAGAGGTAAATGGGAAGACTAACCCCGCAATAGTTGTGATTAAAAACGCTCTTGCAAATAGTCCACTTGGAATAAGTTGTACCGAAAAAGAAGAGGGTGTTATCGCAATAACCTTTGAAGGACATTTTGATGGATCTGAGCTTACAGAGGCGCCTTTCGAAATTTACATGCCTGTTGATATAGACACGTAGATGAAGATGAAGATGAAGAGTAAGGGGTGAACTATGGGAGAGAGAGAGATTAAGATACGTGCTTTAACCAATGATGACAGCGATAAAATTGCTGAACTTATTGTAAAGCTTGGGCAAAGCGAGGATATGAAAAGCGTCCTTGAAATGATAATACCTGCATGTGAAACAATACAAAAAACAGACGATCCCAGTGAACAGGTTAACTCTGTATTGCCACTTGCCGAAAAGCTGCTTGGTGCTTTGAGGGTAAGATACAAAACAGAACTTCGCGCATTATTTGCCGATCTTGCTGGTGTAAAACCAGAAGACTATGGGAAATTACCTTTTGGCGCTGATTTTATTATCATTAGCCAAATGCTCGAATCAAAGGGGTTTTCTGATTTTTTTTCTGGTGCCTCTCTGGCGTTCAAGTGGATAAAAGAGTACGGCAAGAAATTGCTAAAAGGAAAGATGAAGTAAGATACTATTTAAGGCTCACCAGAAAGCAATTTGGTGAGCTTGAATTTTCAGAAACTCTTTTTTACTCAAAAATGATTGAGTCGGAAAGAGCAGAGAGGCGGCGAGAACTCATGCAGGCCGCAGTTTTTCCAGAGTATTTGCAGGGAAAATTTAAAGAGAAAAGCTGGGGCAGGCTGATTAACAATCTTGGTATTGGCGAACCGGAAAACAGGTACACCAAGGAAGACCGAGAAAGAGACCTTAAAAAGTCTGACAAAGTGATCGAAAAACTTAAAAAGGCGCGATATGAAAGAGTTGTTTAAGCTTGCCGCAGTGATAACAATGGAGGGTCTGGAAGGGGTCAGAAATGGCCTCAATACAGCCGAAAAGGAAGCTAAAAAGCTCTCCAAGACATTGGTGCAGACAGGCAAAAAAATTGAGTCTATCGGCTCCAAAATGTCAATGCTGATAACTCTTCCTGTTGCCGCTGCTGGAGCTGCTATTTACAAGCTGACAGAAGGAGCCTCTGACTTAAGCGAAACAATAGCCAAATCAGAACAGATTTTTGGAGATGCTGCAAAGCAAATTGACGAGTGGTCAAACTCCTCTGCAACTGCATTTGGACAATCTAAAAAGCAAGCAATTGACGCTGCTTCTACCTTTGCAATTTTCGGAAAATCTGCCGGAATGTCTGGTGACGAGCTTGTAAAATTTAGCACTCAATTTACACAGCTTGCTTCAGATTTTGCATCATTCTATAACACTTCTCCCGAGGATGCAATTACCGCTATAGGGGCAGCTTTCAGAGGAGAAAACGAGCCAATTCGCAGGTATGGAATATTACTTGACGATGCCAGTATGCGACAAGAGGCGCTAAAACTTGGCATAATAGATAGCATAAAAAACGCATTAACGCCCCAACAAAAAGTAATGGCAGCATCTTCGTTGATTATGAAGCAGTCTTCTGACGCACAAGGCGATTTTCAACGAACCTCTGGCGGCTTAGCGAACCAACAAAGAATGCTTTCTGCAGAAATAAAAAATCTTGTAGACGATTTGGGGAAAGCGTTTTTGCCAACTGTAACGAATATTGTAAAAATCATAAGAAGTGATTTTGTACCGATTTTAAAAACAACCGCCAATATTATTAAGCAAATTCCACCCGATGTGTTGAGCTTTGCCGCTGGAATGGGTATTGCTGCTGCGGCTATCGGCCCGCTTTTGCTTGGTCTTGGGAAAGCACTAACTGCTTACAAGGACATTCAGATCGCAATTAAAGGCGTGACTTTTTTACTTGCCGGAAACCCCTTTGGCCTTGCGGTGATGGGAGTCGCTGCTATTACCGGAGCTGTGATTGGACTTGTAAACGAGTACAAAAACCTTCGAAAAGAGCACCAGAAATATGTATTACAGACTACAGAAAAAGCTGCTATTGACGAATTTACAAACAGAATAAATAATCTCAAAAAAACAATTGCGCAGTATGGAGACGAGTTAAAAGATCCGGCAAAAGCACAAGAGATATTAGGCAAGCAAATGCAGGAGGCAACCGAATTTGCAAGGCAGCTTGGGTACACTGTTGAAGGCGATTTGTACCAAAGGATGAATAAGCTTGCAATTATATCTGACAAAGTCAATGGAGTCATGTATAAGTATGTAAATGGAAAAATGGTCGCCATCGACTACACAAAACTACTTGCAGAGGAAACTCAAGGTGAAGTTGATGTAACTTCTGAGCTTACAGAAGAGCTTGAAAAGCAATTAATTGCAAGAAGAAAGCTATTAGACGAGAGAGTTGAGCTTGAAGATGAGTATGCTAATAAGGTTTTTGAGCAACATGCAAATGACATTGAAATTCTTGATAAAAAATACAGGGAAGAATTGCTAAAAGCTGATGAGCTTGGTGCTGACAAATTAAATATTGAAAAGTGGTATCAAACTGAAAAGCAAAGGATAATTGATCAGGCGGCATTTGATTACGAGCAAAGCAAAAACAAAGAGGTTGAAGAGGCGCAAAAAACCGCCGATAGAATTGCTGAAATTGACAAAGAGCTTGCAGAAACCAGAAAGCGGCTTGAGAGAGAAGTGGCGGAAGAAAGAAAGCAGCAAGCATGGGGAGTAGTTAGCTTTATATCCGACTCTTTTAACCAGCTTGGATCTATATTGTCAATGTTTAACTCCAACAGGCTTGATGAAATAGATCAATGGGAAGCAAGGCAGAGAGAGGAAATTGAAAATAGCATGCTTTCAGAAGAGGAGAAGAATGCTAAATTACAAGCACTCGAAGAAGAGGCGGCAAAAAGAGAGCAGGAAGCAAAGCGTAGGCAGGCAAAGCAAAACAAAGCCCTTGGAATCTTTAATATAATCATAAGTACTGCGCAGGCCATTATGAAGGCGTGGACTGAGCTTCCATGGTACATGGCTGCTATCCAGTCGGCAGTGATCGGAGCTCTTGGAACTGCTCAAGGGGCAGTTGTGGCAGCACAACCAATACCGCTTGCAAAGGGTGGATTTGTTGAGTCTGTTCCAGGAGGGGTAAACACCATTGTTGGTGAAGGTAGGCAGGACGAGCTTGTACTGCCACTTGAAACAGGTGTTGATATGATGGTTGACAGATTGATGAATGGAATTAGAAGCGCAACAAACTCATTTAGTCCAATGGCTGCACTCGCTGGTGGAGGTGGAGCAACTTACATATACGAAACACATAATCATTTTGGTACTGTAATAGCTGACAAGAATGGGCTTAAAGAGCTTGAAAGACAAATGGAGCCAATAAGAACAGAAGAGCGCATGAGGAGGGGGCAATGAACGATATATACCTAAACGATTGGCTCACTCCTGCAGCAGGTCGAACTCTTACAATCAAAAGGCAGCAGATAGAAAGAAAAGAAAGAGCTGCAAGTGGAAAGCTGTGTATTGATAAAAAGATTAAAAAAAGAACATTTGTTTTGACATATTCTTATATTTCTGGTCCAGATTTAGATATGTTCGAGTCTCTGCTTGACCTTAAAACACCTTTGGTTATGCAGATTAGTCATTCTTATAAAGCCACTGAAACATACAATGTAAATATGATTCCTTTTGAATCAGAGCGACTACTTTGCATAGACGACACCTTATGGGAAGGCTTTACCTGTGAGCTGGAGGAGTATTAATGCTTTCTGCATCCTCTGAATTTTTTGACGCAGCAAAAGCTGACATTCGCACGCCTTGTGCAAAAGTAGAGATTACATGGACCGACCCGTATTTAGATTTATCAATTACAGCTACACCAAACGAGCAGAATTATACATCTTGGAATAAACAAGTTGCTGACCTAATAGATGTTGTGCCATATAAGTATTTGCACATTGACGAAGAATCAACTTGGTTTGATGGCAATTATCATTTTGCACCAGGAACAGAAGAGGAGGCTCTCAATTACCAGATGGGTTGGTGGGGGGCGAGTGTTGCTGGTGTCGGTGGTGCATTTTCTGCACCACATCCTACAATGACAGTTGAGCACTCGAAAAGGCCAGTGTTTGCCGTTACTGTTGTTGGCGACTCTGCCTATAACGAGTATCCGGTTGATTTCGACATTTACGTTTACACTGAAAGTGGGCTGGTTGCAACTCACAATGTCGCTGGAAATGATCAGTTGAAGTATGAAGCTGATTTACATAACTTAAATATACTTGAAGCTAATAGAATTGACATTGTAATAAAAAAATGGAGTAAGTCTGGAACAGTTGTAAAGATTTCAGAGTTTTACGCTGCAATTGTTAGGACTTACGAAGATGACGATATATTATCTCTTAATTGCTTGAAGAGCTTGAGTATAAAGATGGGACAATACCTATAGGTAACGTTTCTGCAAACGAGCTTGACTTGTCACTTGAAAATGTTACAGATAGATTTTTCTCAGGAAACACTGATTCAATATTGCACACGCTTATTAGAAGTAATCGTAAAATAAAGGCATGGCTCGGTTTTAAATATCCAAATGGAAGCAAAGAGATGTTGCCACTTGGTGTTTTTTGGTCTGGTGATTGGGATACACCAGAACAGGGTAGCGGAGCAAGCACAACCGCAAGAGACAGAATTGGGCTTTTAAATAAATTAACATATTATAAATCGCAGGTTTGGCTTAATATATCAGTTTACAATCTTGCGGTAAATCTGCTTGAATCAGCTCGGCTTGTGATGCCAGACTTAAAATATAACATAGACTCTTTACTCACTTCGTATATCATACCTGTTGCTTATTTCCCCAGACAATCATATCAAAAGTGCCTGAAAGAATTGATGGGTGCGTGTCTTGGGTTTGCTTACTGTGACAGAAACGGGGTTTTGCAACTAAAAGCAAACCCTTTAACCGAAGCAGAAGTTCCAGATTTGGAAATAACCCAAGATGATTACTTTACAAAAAAACAGCCGGCAAAGTCCGATGAGCTTGTAAATTATATAGAAATCACAACCCAACCCCTTGAGCTTAATGCTGAAGATAAAATATATACAGGCAAGAAAACAACAATAACGGCATACTCAACTATTGAGGTGGAGGCAAAATACAATGGCGCACCATGTGTAAATGCAACCGCAACACTGGTATCAGAGGATACGACTTCAGGTGTAACCATTCAAAGCGCCCAATATTATGCTTGGGGTGCAATAGTTACAATTAATAACGCAGCAATTGTAAACGGAACATTCAAAATAGAAATAGTTGGCCAAAAATACTCAGTACAGGGCGAGCAGGTTGTAATTGTAAGCGACCCTGAAAGTATTAGGGAAAACGGCACAATTAAACATGAGTTGCGAGAGAATCATTTGATACAGACAGGAGCAGTGGCTCAAAGTGTAGGCAATATTCTTTTGCAGTCATATAAGCTACCCAAAAAAGATGTAGATATTGATTGGCGTGGGAATCCGGCGCTTGAACTTGCTGATACAATAAGAATACCAGAGTATCAAAAAGGAAACATAAATACCGTTGGTAACTTTGTTGTAACTAAAAACCAATTGCAGTACGATGGGTCAATAAGGTGCACGACAAGCGCAAGAAAGGTGTCGCAAATAGAATCTGGATATATAGCTACAAAATACCAAGATGTTGATGATAACTCAGAAATATGGCAAGACATTGACGAATCAACAATAATAGTGCAGGACAGAGGTTAAAATGGCAGCAAATGCGATAACAATACCTGGTGCAGAGGAAATTGAATTTTACTTCTCAAATGGAACTTACGCTGACGCTCAAGCTATGCCAATACTTAAAGGCAAGGTTGTAAATGAGCTTGGAAAGGTATTTGTAAAAGATGGTGTCGGAAAATTGTGTAAGTTGATGTGTGACGCTTCCGGCTCTTCTAACACTCCACCCTCACGGGTATTTTTTTCAGATTCGGAGGGTGCAGCATCTTCTGATAGTGTTTTAATTTACGACTCGATAAATAAAAAACTGGGAATTGGTGTTTCTCCGGCAATTGGTGCAAAGCTCCATTTGCACCAAGCGTCAACCGCAAACGCTCTTATAAAGTTGTCAAACACGACAACAGGATCGGGTGAGCACGATGGCTTGAATATTGGTGTTGTTGGCGATTCTTATGTAGTAAGGACACAGTACAACAGGCCAATTGTTGTGGAGAGTGAAAACCCAAGTGAGCCAGGGCAGTATCTTGAAATAGCAAAATTTCAAAAAACAGGCAGCGTTTCGAACACTATTCTAAATTCAGATTTAAAAGTAAATACGATTGTAGCAAAATCAACGGCAGCATCAGTATTTCTTACTCATGATAATAATACAATTAAGACCAGAACCGCCACTCAAGTGCGTGCTGATATTGGAGCAGCAGCAGTAAACCACACACAGGCAATTAGCACTATAACTAATTTACAGGATACATTAAACAATAAACAGCCACTCGATACAGATTTAACTGCAATTGCTGGGCTTACTCACAGCAATAGGCATGTAATGGTGTCGAATGGGTCAAGTTGGACCAGAAGAGCACTGGAAGAGGCAGACTTGCCCAGTTTGTCGATTAGCAAAATAACTGGATTGCAGACTGTTCTTAATAACAAACAATCAACAATATTTGCAGGATCAGAAGGTCAATTTTATGCTTGGGATAAAACTATGAAAGCGGTTGACTGGACTTATGTTGCAAATAAACCAAGTTTATTTACACCATCATCTCACGGACTGGTAAGCTCAGCACATTCAGTATCTGGGCTCACAGCAGGACATTTTTTGAAAGCATTATCAGCAACGACGTATGGCTTCGCAGCAATAACCTGGTCAGATATTGCCAGCAAGCCGAGCACATTTACACCGAGTGCTCATACTCACCCCTGGTCAGAGATCACTGGTAAGCCCTCTACATATGCACCTGCAGCTCATACTTTAGTAAGTCATTCTGATTGGTCAACATATTTTGATCAAGCTTTGAAGACGACAAGTACTCCAACTTTTGCAAGTATTAATATTTCTAACGGAGGTTTAATAAATGATTGGGCTCATTTAGGCACAACTAATAATCCTTCTTCACCTTATGCAAAACGTTGGTATAAAGCTTACGAACTTACAGGCACAAGTAACGCTGATGAGGATATTGAATTGCGTGTACGGGGTGATGTTAATTATTATTATGGCTCGTGTATAGTCAGATTGAAAATAACACGATATAGTGGTGACCCTGCTAATCAGCTACATGTGACAATAACACCTATATCTGGTTGGCCTTCAAATGCTTTAGTTAAAGTTGATGGTGGTATAGTATGGGTTGCTTCTAATTTGATATGGGGCAATATTTACGGAAGATTTGTACAATCAATATATAATCCTGGTAGAGTTCTTTTTAATACTACTTACACAGAAACAACCCCTGCCGGTGTATCTATTAATGGTACTTTCGGTGTCAAAACATATAATGGCGATGCTCAGAATGTAGTTTTTCATGATATAGATGGTGCAAATGGTAACTTTACAGGTCAAGTAAATGCAAACAATATTGATAATACGGGGTTTTTACAAAATACCGGTTATATTGCATCAATATATCCATTGTCTGATCGTTCTATACATTATAGAGATGTTTATCAATACTCCACTACTGCATCAAGTCTTACAGGTACTATGAAAATTACATTACCTAAATCATGGTCAAGTACAATGCTAACCTTTACTATTAAAGGCTATAACTATGCAACTGGACAAGGTGCGTGGGAATGTATTATTGGTGGTTACAACGGTGCTAATTGGCGTAACTGTACCGCTGAAATAAGAGGTACTGCTCCTTTTTCACAAGTGAGATTAGCACATGACGGTACTAAATGTTGTTTGTTATTAGGTAATACAAGTACAAATTGGTATTATCCGCAAGTAGCAATAACAGAAGTATTTGCTACTTATAATAATCATACAGGTTGGGGTGAACCATATAGTATGTCATTTATTACAAGTGAAGACGGGATTACTAATATAGTAACGCCCACGACCAGCATTTACGGTAATGATGCTGTAATTCCAAATACTGCTTTGATCGGAAAAACATCTACCAACAAACTCAACACAGGAACGTTTGTAAGAAAGACGCTCAGTCTTAACTATACTGAGATAAACCTTGATAATGAAACTACGTGGAATTTCAGAATCAAAACAGCATTAACTAACTCACCCGCAATATTCTTTAATAATGCTCAGGAGGGTGACGAGGTATGGGTTTTCAATGAGTACGACACTAATTCACAGCCTTTTGTTGTCATGATGAACTTTAACTCTGCGTATACAGGTATAACTATTTCCCCAAACACTGGCTTAATGCTAAAATGTGTCGGAGAGACCTTTGTGGGTAGTACTAACTTTCCTGCATTTGTTTACGGTTATATATACACATCAGGTAGTTTGGAGTTAAAGCCATGATAGTAAAACAAATAATACTTGGACAAATACCAGAGCATCTCAACCATTGTGTTACATCTGTAAAACAGTGGTGTGTTGATCGAAATGTACAATACGAAAGCATAACTGAGGTACCGGAAAAATACGGTACTCCTCCTGATGACAAAAAAGAAAAATATCTCTGGTACCGTAATGTCTCAGAGCACATTAAAATTGACATTCTATCAACAGAGCCGAGAGTATTAGTGGTTGATTGGGATTGTTATTTTTACCCAGATTTCACTTTAGATGAAACAGAGCCACATGTATACCATTTGCCGCCAGAGTGCATGATTTATAACGGCGACGAGTTGGAGAGCTTTAGAAAGGTTAAAGAATTGATGCCGGTCGATGCAAAAGCTGGCAGACTCGATCTAATGCCAGCCCTAATTCGATTTCAACAAAACAGGGGTAAAAGCTTTGCGATGTTTGACCGGTCAAAAGCTATTCATTTTTGCAATGCTCAGCACATAAATTAAAAAAATCAAACTTGATAAATATTTATTATATTGCAGATAACAGGAGGAGATTATGGTAGAGAAAGAATCACAGATAACACTGGCAGACGTTCAGCGCGCCTTTGAGATTGAAACAATTGATTACAAGGCAAGGGTGATGCAGAATATCATCCAGCCACTTTTTACCCTGTTGCTTGATGCGCACAAACGAATTGGTGATCTTGAGGCAGAGGTCAAGATCCTGAAAAATCAGGAGGATGTACCTGACAACAATGAAGAACAGAAAGAGACTGGAGATAGGTAAGTATGGCAAATATTGACAATCCACAGGCAGTTAAGTTCTGCAACAAAAACATTAGGGTTGCGGCTGACAAGATAGCTCATGCGTATTATTTTGCAAAGGCTACAGTAGATGAGTGGGTCGCTAATAATATGGGTGAAAAAATCCCTGTCAGTAATGATATTATTGACGACGGCTCAACTACTGATGGCAGACCAGTAATTACTGGTAATGATGTTACTGGTATGATTTACACATTACAAGACCTGATTGTTGAGTTTGAAGAGTCAAAGAAGACAAAATTGAATTCTATTTTGAAAATCGCTCCGAATCCGATAGGGTGAAAATATGGCAATATATTTTGCGTCAAGCTTAGCTACAGGTGGCGGAAACGGGTCTTTCAGTAACCCGTGGACGCTTCAGGAAGGGATGGCTGTTGAGTCTCCGGATGAACGCAGGATTATTGCAGACGGTACTTACTCGCCAACCACAACGTTATCTCCAACGGGAATTGGTTCAGCCAATAACCCGGTATTGATTACAGGGTGCAGCTTGACGGGCGATGTAGATGGTACCAAGGCCGATATATCAGGTGCAACCTTACCATCTGAGACAGACATACTGGATCATCCAATTACACAGAATATAACGTACAAAAATCTGATAGTCAGAAATTCACCCAGACACGGTATAGCCTGTTCGAGTAGTAGTGGTAATACAAATTTACATTTTAACAATATTGATATACTGAATAATGCACAATGGGGAGCAACTCCGCTTACAAATTATAACGCAAGATTCTCATTCACTAATTGTCGGATAAGCGGAAACATGTACGGTATAGGCTCGCCTCATAACTACAGAATGCCGAATCTGAAATTGATTGCATGCACAATTGAAAACAATTCGAATACAGGCATTCATGTTGCAAACGAATTGATAGTATTAAAAACAGTTGTAAAAAATAATGGTATTGGTATACGTGCTAATATTACCACACCTGAGAGGTGGTTGATATCCAACAGCACATTTTATAAAAATACAAATGCAATTGATGTTGGAAGTGGTAGTCTTAATCTATCTATTATCGAAAGCAACATATTTCGGAACAATATAGGCTTTGCTTTTAAATCAGGGAATACGATAATAGATCGCATTACAATAATGAACAATTGCTTTTCGAACAATTCTTCCGGCGATTCTGAATCAGGCTCGATAACAGGTAATGGGAATATTCACGATGATCCGCTGTTCGTATCAGAAGTTGAAGGCGAAGAGGATTTTAATTTACAACCAACTTCACCCTGTATAAATACAGGTCTTAACCCGTACGGCTATTAATATATGAATATTGGTGCATTGCAAACTGGCGGTTGGAATATAGGAGCTCTGCAAAATGAACAGGACTCGGCAGGTACTGTTTATGATGTGTCACTGTCTATTGGCAGAGCAGTAGCATTGTCAACCGGTTCCAATGCAGATTTCGGAGTATCGATGGAGCTAACCCGGGCTATTGATTTTGATTCATGCAGTAACGGGGTTTTAAGCGATTTGCTATCCCTGGACAAACAGTTAAACGCTGATTTCTCTCCCACAAGCATTCTGAATACGCTTTTGGCAATAGATAAACTGTTGAGTGTAGTTGAAACCGCCAGCGCTGCAACTGAGGCTGTGTCAATTCTGGCAACAATAAAATCTATAGCTGTTACACGGGGAACAAGCTATGAATTGGAAATCAACGTTGACAAGACGCTTAATTTGAGTACCGCAAACTCAGCAAATTATCAGACTGAACTTAGCCTGATTGCGCTCAAGAATATGATTGCTTCTGCAGACTCCTTATCAATGTCAAATGTATCAGTAAGTAAGAATTTATCACTGGAGTTAATCGCTCAGGCTCTCAGCCTCGCATCACTCAATGCAGGCTATAGCGTGTCAATTGAGGCAAGCGCAACTGATTCTACAATAGTGATCAGGACGCCGGCAGAACGAATTATAAAAATAACATTTGAAAACAACACTGTTAAAGTCCCGTACGATAACAGAATAATAAAAATCAGATAGGGGGTTGTATGGATATTCAAAAAACGCTTGAAAACTACTACGACATTGAGTGCAGGGATAAGAACGGAAACCTGAAATGGGTTGAAAAATTCACAAATCTTGTTACAACTGAAGGGCTTAATGATAGCCTTGACAAGCACTTAAAGGGTAGTAACTATTCCGCAGCGTGGTATCTCGGGCTAACCGGAGCAAGCCCGGTATTTGCTGCAGGTGATACAATGGCATCCCACGCAGGATGGACCGAAGTAACAGCCTATAGCGAATCTACAAGGCCAGCATTAGTTTTTGGTAGTGTTGCAGCAGGATCAGTAAACAATTCTGCATCAAAGGCATCTTATACAGTAAATGCCGATAACACACAAATTGGAGGAGCATTTACAGTGGCAAACAACACTAAGGGCGGGACATCTGGTGTGCTTTATGGGGGCGGTGCTTTTGCCGGAGGCAACAAAACATTGTCAAATGGCGACACTCTAAATGTGACAATCACCTGTACTGCGGCGGCGGCTTAAGATGGAAACTATACGAAAGTATAAAGATCCAGACTCGACTGTTGATTTCAAATTTGACTGGTCTAGTCATTACTCAGATGGCGACACTATACAGAGTGCTGAAATATTGCCAATTGAAGGTTTGGCGTTTGAAAATGTAACCATATCTAATAATATGGTTACATTTTGGTGCTCTGGTGGTGTTGTTGGTCAACGTTATCTTATCACCTGTAGAGTAACAACTGCTGCTGGCAGGACTGAGGATTATTCGTTCTATCTTGAAATAAGGCAAACATAATATGAAAACAGTAACTTTTTACAGCCTGTCCACTCCGGACAATCCGGAATTCGGATACGGCGACTATGTTCAGGTTGACGAAGATGGAAAAAATCTTTGGGGTTCTCATGCTTCTTGCTGCCCGAATCCATACAAACTTAACGGTCAGGGCCATCCAATTCCATGGAAATTAGTATACGACTGGATAGATTTTCAAGAAGCGACTTGGGAGTGTGTTGATCACTATAAGTACGGCAAATGTTTGCTGATCAATAATGGCGGCGAAGTTAAAAGTCGGAATCCGATAAAAAACGCAAACGGAACAATATTTACAGAGGTGTTTGTACATTCCGGTGGCATAGGCAAGAATCCTAACTGGAGGGGATCGGCTGGCTGTATCACTCTATCACCTGATCTCTGGCCTGATTTTATTGAACTCTTTAAAGTTGGTGAAAAAGGAAAACTGGTCGTCAAGCC